GCCAGCAGTCGAACAGGGTGAGCAGCGCGGCGGGGTCCTTGCCGCCCTCGGTGAAGTGCTGCCAGTGGGCCTTGAGCACGTCGGCCGAATACGGGTGGTAGCCGGACGGGTAGACCGGCATCCCCTCCCACTCGGTCATGGTGCCCTGGACGCCGTAGTTGGTGGACAGGGCCACCTCGACGCCGTCGGCGTCCATCTGGCGGGCCAGGGCGGCCGCCTGGACGCCGTAGCCGGTGCCCGTGAACGGTGCGTTGGAGTGCAGCACTACGCGCTGCGGGTCTCCTTGTCGGACTGCGCCGGCCGCGCCTGCCCTTGCGCGATCAGCTGGCGTGCCAGCCGTTCCGGCAGACGGACGACCGTCCCGCGAACCTCGACCAGCATTGCGGCCCTTCTTCCCCATGGTGCTCCTGCCTGTGTGCCTGTGTGCCTGTGGTGTGCCAGTGCCCCGACCGCACAGGCGAGCGGTCGGGGCACCGACGAAGTGACGTCAGACGTCAGGGTCAGCTCGCGCCGCCCTTGAAGTACTTGACGGCGTTGGAGTCGACGAGGTTGCCGTCGCCGCGCCAGGTCACACGGAAGGTGACGAGGCCGTTGGCGAAGCCGTAGTCGTCGGAGCGGTCGAGCTGGATGCCGCCGACCTGCCGCACGAAGTACTTCTTGTGGTCGCCGAACACGATCGACTTGGCACCGGTGCCGGAGGCCAGGTCGGGGTTCTCGAGGACCGGGTAGCCGAGCAGCGTGTCGGGCTCGCCCGCCACGTTCGAGGGCTGCCACAGGTAGTTGTTCGTGGTGTCCTTCAGCTTGCGGACGCCGGCCAGGGTGGTGGCGTTCATCTGGAAGGCCGCACCGGCCCGGCGGGCGGCGCTGGACACGCCGTAGACCAGGTCGATGAGGTTGTCCACGGTGGGCAGGCCGGTGACGCCGGTGCCGCCCGTGACGGCCGAGCCGGCCGCCGAGGCGATGCCGGTGGGCTGCACGGTGCCGGTGCCGGTGGTGAGGCCGGCGTTGACCGAGGTGCCGATGCCGACAGCCGCCTGGTCGGCGATGAAGCCGAGCAGGTCCACGCCGGTGTCCTGCAGCATCTCGGTGCTGACCTGGATCAGCGCCGAGTACTTGAAGGCGCCGAGGGTGACGAACGCACCGAACGTCGGCTCCGAGGCGGTGATGGCCGAGCCCTGCGCGGTGATCGAGCCCGCGGTGTAGGTCGCCGCACGCGGCACCTGCAGGTTCTCGCCGCCGGCGGTCGGGATCACGTTGACGACGCCAGCGTCGAGCATCGGACCCTGGACGACGAGCAGCTCGACCAGGCGGTCGTAGAAGCTGGTCGGGACCGGCGAGCCGGTGACGGAGCCGGTGATCGGGGCGCGGCGCTCGAACGTGGCCGAACGGGCCTCGCCCATGGCGAGCGAACGGATGACGTCGGCGTCGGTGCGGGTGGTCGCAGCCTCGGCGCGAGCCTCGGTCACGAACGCCGGACGGGCGGACTCGACCTCGGACTTGGCGAGCTCGGCGGCGCGCACGGCGCGGTCGATCTCGGCCTTGGCGGCGTTGTACTCGGACTCGGCGGCGTCGTAGGCCGACCGGTCCTCGGCGGACAGCTCGTCGGCGGCCTTGGCGCGCTCGGCGATCTGCTTCATGGCGTCGTGGGCCCGGAGCTTGCGCTCGTGCTGCCCGTTGATGAACTCGTCACTGAACATGGTTTCCCCTTTGGAAGGTGACGTGGATGGGTGGGCGAGCGCGACCCGCGAGCCGGTTGACCGGGTGCGGGGAGGAACTCAGGGTGCTCAGACGTCGTCGATGGCCGCGAAGCGCAGCCGGACGTCGAGCGCACCGGCGATGTCCCGCGCCGGAGTCGGGTCGGCAGGCGCCGTTGCGGCGTCCTGCTCGAGCTGTGCGGGCACCATCTCGCCGGCCGTTGCCGGGTTGGCGCCACGTCGGACGATGCTGACCTCGTCGAGCTGTACCTCGTCGAGGATGCGGTGGGTCATGTCGTCCGACCAGCGGTCGGCACGGACGTAGAACCCGAACGACATCTCGCCGACGTCGCCACGACGGACGGCCGACGCGACGGACTGCGCCCAGGGCGACGCCGGGTCAAGGTCGGCCTCGACGGCCAGGCCGTGCGAGTCGGTCGACAGCCGCAGTGTGCCGCCGGCGGTCGACGCCAGCGCCAGACCCTCGTGGCCGTGCAGCAGGTGAATCTGCCGCTCGTGGCTGAGAGTGCGGTTGAACGCCGTCGGCGCGACCTCCTCGGTGAACAGTCCGGCGACGTCGTAGGGGGCGTTGAAGACGCTGGCGTAGCCGCGGAACGTCAGGGCGTTCGACGTCTCACGGACCTCGTCGAGCTCGACGGACGCGAACGCACGGTGCTCACGCTCCCGGTCGATGGCGCGCCGTCCGATCTCGGTGGTGGCCAGGTGCTCGCGCATCTGCTCCCCTTCGGTGCTGAGGGCGGCCTCGGCCGCCGGGTCGGTGCCCTCCGACATGGAACCGGGCAGGAGCGCCTCGGGGATGATCCAGAGCTTGCAGACGGCCTCGGGGGCAATGTCGCCGTCGACGACCTCGCAGGCCCGTGCGCCCTCGTAGAACAGGCACGACGAGCAGACCATGCCGTCGAACGGCGACTCGGCGACGTAGTGCGCGCCGTCGGGACCGGTGCCCTGGTCGAACTTGCCGAACAGCTCGGCGACGCCCTCGGTGGCGTCGTACATGGCCTGCTGGCGGGCGGTGACCGGGTAGATCGTCTCGGGCATCTCGCGCAGCTCGTCGCTCATCACATCTGCTCCTGGGCGGGTGCCGGCGCTGCCGGCTGCTCGAGCGGGCCGAGGTTCTCCCAGGCACGCATCTCGTCGGTGGTCACGAACGTGCGCCCGGTCGCCGCCTCGATGCGGGCGGCGGACTCGTAGGACGCGTAGCGGGTGGCCAGGTCGGCCCTGAGCAGGCCGTCCACGTTGAACTTCCAGACGTTCTTGGCCGGCACCAGGCGGGACAGCGCCCGCTCGACACGGACCATCCACGGCAGGAGGTTCTGCACGAACGCCCGGTTACGGCTCTCGACGTTCTGGTACGTCATCGACGTGCCCTCGGTCGGGATGCCGAGGAGCGACGGGTCGATGCGGTAGAGCTGGCCGGCGATCTGCGCGTCGGTGTAGCGGCGCGACTCGAGGAACTGGGCCTGCTCCTGGGTCATGGAGATGCCCTGCCACTTGGCGTCGCCCGTCAGGACGACCGGCAGGTGCGACTTGGCCGAGCCGCCGTGCGAGGCGACCCACTGGTCGCGAATCTCACGCAGCTGCTCGATGGTCAGGTTGCCCGAGGTCTGGATGACGCCGGGCACCACTGCGCCCTGGGCGTAGAACCGGGCGGCGGTGTCCTGGGCGCCGAGCCCGAGGCCGATGACCTGGCGGGCAGCCTCGACGGGCGAGACGCCGCGGAGCGAGCCCGGCAGGACGGTGCCGCGCACCATGACGATCTCGTCGCGCACCGGGCTGCCGTCGAGGGCGAACACGACACGGCCGGCGACCCGCTGCACGGTGACGCGCCCAGGGTCGAGGACGTAGACCTCAGCGACGGTGCCACGCTGGTCGCGCACCGGCGCCAGGAAGGCGTTGCCGTCGCCGAGCAGCGACATCAGGACCGACGACACGAAGTCCACCCGGTCCATCTCGGGGTTCGGCTGCTCGACCCAGGTGGGCACGTTCGGCGCCGGCGCCATGCGGCCGTCGGGGCCGGGACCGAGGATGTCGACCGGCATGGTGGCGATCGAGTCGGAGATGAGCGACTGGCAGCCCATGACGACGAGCAGCGACAGCGCCGACTCGCGGGTGACACGCTGGCCGCCCGTCGACGGCGTCGCGACGAGGTCGTCACCGCGGGCCCATGCCGCCCAGCCTGGGTCGCGCACCACTCGCTGCTCGAACAGACGACCGATCATCGGTCACCACCTCGGACGATGCGCGGGTCGGCGGCGAGGCCGACGACCAGCAGGGCGGCGCCCGTGGCCAGCAGGCCGACGGGCAGGTTGACGGTCCACGCCGCGGCGACCAGGCACGCGACGCCCAGCAGCTGCAGGATGTCGGCGGTGCGGGTGCGCATCGTGGGCCTCACAGGTCAGAGAGCGACACGACGCCCGGCGTGCCGGCGGCGTCGTGGTTGTCGAGCAGGGCGCCGAGCGCCAGGGTGGCCGCCATCAGCGGGCAGATGTCGAC